TTTGAAGTTCAGCTGTCACCACCGGATAAAGCTGTAATGGCTTCTGCAAGAGTACTTGATTATTCTTAATATTGCGCTGGCTTTCTTCGGCCAAGATTAAAGAACCATCAATCATCCGATATAAACGGACTGGAAGAGATTGAATGTAATTATGCAGATCGTCTGTCATATAATATATTTATGAGATTGGAACATCGTGAACTTCAAAGTCAAATTTTTCCATGGTGTATATTTTAGCGCGTTCGATGCCATGGCCGAGTGTGTAATTCTTATTTCCCTTGATGGAAAGATCGTCGGCGATATCATATACCGTCGTTGGCCGGTCATCCTCCGTCTTTCGAAGACCGCGTCCGATCGATTGAAGAACACGAATCTGAGATTTTGTTGGCGCGGCGAAAACGATATTATGAAGGTTTCGAATATTGACTCCAGTTGAAAATGTGCCGACGGAAGCGACGATGACGGCCCCATCTTCCTTTTCGACGAGTCCACGAATTCGTTCCCGCTCTTCCGTCTCAACTTCCCCGGAAACAAAATAAACCTTGCGCTTAGATCCGGCAAGTTTCTTCTTGATCATTTCAAATAACGGTTCGCCATGTTTCTCGACGAACTGATACAGAACCAGAGAATTCCCCTTCAAGTCCGCCGTCAGATTCAAGATGAATCGATTCCGCGGTTCATAGGCCGTCAGAAATTCCAACTCTTCTTGATAATCCGAAGCACGGTATTCTTTTCGCACGGCTTCCGGATACTTCAGAACGATCATATGAATCTTCAGATCTGCCAGAGTTCCAGAATCAATGAGTTCGGCCGTCGTCGTCACTTGAAAAACCGGACCAAAGCAACCTTCCAGCACCAGCCGATTAACCTTAGCATCTTCTCCACCCGGAAGAGTGCCAGTTGTTCCAATGCGAAACCATGCATTCTTGAGCCAGCTCATGATCTTCGTCAGTGATGCGGCTTTGAAAAGGTGGGCTTCATCGCCAAAGACGGCACCAAAGCTTTCGAACCACTTGGGGCCCATCGTAATCGCCGATTGCCAAGTAGTGATAATGACTGGTGCATCTGAATCTTTTTCTTGGCCAGAATAGATCATGTGCAAGTTTTTCTCCGCGCTAAACGTTTTATCACCGGCCGAATAATCCGTAAAGTCTTTGAACATCTGTTCGACCAACGCCGTAGTTGGAACAATGATAATGGCTTTCTTCGAAGATCCTTTGGTATTGTCTAAGTACCATCGTAAAAGTTGGTAGATGATCAACGATTTCCCAGAACCAGTCGGAGATACGAGCAGCGTCTTCTCATTTTCAATGCCATGGGCAATTGCTTCGGCTTGATAATCTCTTATCTCCAGATCTTCACCATCATTGCCGACGGCCGAATAAGCGGCCACAGACGACGCGGATTTAGCTTCTGACAGCTTTGGAAGCGTCAGCCCTGATGCCAGTGTCAGCTGATGATTCCGCGAGGAACAGAACTGAGCCAGATGGTATAACAATCCACCAGGTAAAGACTGGTTTCGAAGATTGAAAATTCGAATTTTGCCATCCCAATGTTGATTCCGAAATGCCGGAGAGAACTTGTATCCAGGCGAGAAGAACGAAAAGAAGTCGGAAAGTTCCTGTAGGACTCCAGCATCCTCACATGTTATGCGAAGATGTGCCTCGTCAATCTTTGAAACTTGAATTGTTGTGCTCATGGTTTCCGAAGTACTCTTTTAATTGACTCATCGAGATTTAACGCGTCGCTCTCATCACCATCCGATGTGTCACCAAAGGCATAGGATAGAATTATCTTGGGTCGTGCATGGCATGCCACCAGAGCGGCGTTAATATCTTCAAGACATTCATTGGCCGCACCACCTGCCAGATCAACATCCTTTCCCGAAAAAAATTTGCACAATTTTAATAGATCGTCTTCCAGGAGAAAGTAAGGATGTACACCTGAAGTCTGAATAATCATTCTTCCATCGTCAGTATGAAAAGAATCGTCACGCCTATTTCTATATTTTTCTAATTCGGATCCTGACAAGTAATCTTCTACATTGCTATCGTCCAAATCAAATCCATATTGTTTTTCAATGGACTGTACTTGATTTGGAAATATAAAATCAGGTTTATCGGAATCGATACTATCAAATATCTGATAGACTTTTTTATATTCTCGACAAAGGGTTTTTACCTTCTGCACGAATCCAAGATTATTTTTAAGAAAATGTCGCTGTACATCGATTACGATTAGTGCATTTTTCATAGAAGTATTTATCTACGCTCCAGATGTAAATCGTCTCCAATCGATGCAATTGCGAATGTGCTGATGTCTCCAGCGAAGTGTGTCCAATATCTCCGTCAATGCATCGACCGATGTTTGAAAATATGTTTTCTTATCCGTCAAGACTCGAAGCTCCGCGTCTGAGTCTATGTATGTTTCCAGATCCGAGCGAAGAGGTTTGGCACTACCATTGAACGGATCATATGGCCACTTACGATCGTCCATCTCTTTCTTCGTCATCTTTCCAGTGAAGTACATCCACTTGGCATGTCGAATCTCAGACAGTTTCGAGTCTGCCGAGCGAAGCTTAAACTTGTAGTCCGTGATGTACGAAAGATACTTGGCATGAATCTTGGCGAATTTCAGTGTTGAATCGTCGAGAGCCAATGAATCTACTTGGCAATCCGATTCCCATTCCTTGATGATCTCTTCAATGTTGTGCATAATGTAGTATGAATTTATTTATGTTGAAAGCACTTTAAAGTAATTGAAGCGAAGAGTCATGTCACATGCAATGTAAGTTACTCCTTCGGCCTGTGCATCGAAGGACAGTTCGGAAATACCGATTGGAAATGCATCGATAAATTGAAATTGTCTATTACTTGTATTCTTTGTCGATAGAACCGAAAGAATGATGTCCATTCTCTCTGGCGGTTTTGTACTGACAGAATTTTTATTCGAAAGGGAGGCGAGCCATCGATAGGCTTCGATGTAATTATTCATGTTCTCATCGACCATGAAACGTACTTTCAGAGCTTCATAGGCCAGAGTATCTCCTGGAAAATATGCCTCTTGATTCATATAGTTTCTCTTGACTGCGCCGATCGAAACACTTGGAAGATTGACGGAGGTGCAGAAGAATTCAATGTTGGCAAAATCCAAATGCTGAATAGTCAATTTGAAATTAACCTGGGAAAGGAAATTGACGTTGGTCGTTAACGATGATAATGGTATACTCATGGTGATATTTTACTTCAGCTGACTTACTTTAGAAAATTGACGCGCATTTTATATCAGTATTTATGAACATAAAAAAGGGGCTTCCCCTTTCGAGGAAGCCCCATGAGAGGTTAGTCAGAACTTACACCGCCGGGCCAGTAGCACCTTGAGCACCGCGGAGGCTCAGATTTTTCACCGCGAACGTACGGTAGTAGAAGTTACCGCGATCGGCGCCAGACTGAGTGACGGCATTGGCTCCGTTGATCTGATTGACGAAGGGATTCGAAACCACACCATACCGAGTCTTGAAGGCAATCTTCGGCTGGAAGGTGTTCGGATCGATCGCGCGAACCATGGTCAGAGGCACGTACGGCGCGTAGAAGATACCCGCATCATACGGATTTGTTCCACGATAACCGACCGTGATGTAGTCCGTGAAGGAATACGGATCGACGTAGACTTTAATGCGGCCATTCAGAACACCAGCGAAGGTGTTGCCAGTGTCATCGACCTCGAGCTTGGTGGACAGAGCCTGAGCATAATCCAAAGAACCAGCCGCGGCCAGAGCCGAAGCGACGTTCGAGGAACAGAGAATGAAGTTACCCTTACCACGCCGTGTTTCCTTGGCGATCTGGTTGGCTTCAAGTTCGATTGCCATGTGAAGGCTCTTATACCGTTCCGCGGCCCAACGACCATCGGCATCGCGCGCCACGTCGTAGATACCAGTGTTGGTATAACCAAAGCGAGCACCAAGGACGGCTTTCGCATTGATCGTCTCAATGACTTCACGATTGATTTCAAACAGAATCTCCGAGGAGAGAATGTTCGCCAATTCACTCTCGGCATCCAGACCATGAACGGCCTTAAGATCCTGAGCAAGTTCCATCGTGTAAGAAGCTTTAAGAGCGCGGGTATTAGCCGTCACAACAGTCTTCTCGATGTCAAAGCCCATTTCACCGAAGGCATTGGCAGCAGTAGATCCCAGAGCTTCACCAGTAGCCGTAGCAATACCGATACCAGACTGGCCGGTGCCAGCAACGCCAGTAAAGACCGAGGTAATAGGAGAGAGGTTAGCGAACAGGAGGGTTGAAGTACTGTTAACAATGACACCAGTAGCCGTATCAAAGAATACCTGTGTGCCCGACACCGAGGTAATCCGCGTACCGGCAACGAAACCCGTACCAACGATGAGATCGCCGGCCGAAAGACCAGTGACAGCCGCCGAAAGGCTCATGAGCAATGTAGTAGCAGAAACGC